CACCAGCAGCATTTGAGGATATAACTTTCCCACAACAATCTTTACAGTATTGGTCTGAATATGAATCAAACCAATGGTGTAGAGCTGGATTATCTTATTTTACATCAGGTAGTGGTAATGGTGCAGTCTATGGCACAAATACTGCTATGACAGCTATTGGTAGAGCAATAAACCACGGTATTCTTGCTGAAAATGGTAAGATATATGCTGCTGCTGATGCTGGTTCTAACATAGTGACAGTAATTGACACATATACTGATACAAGAACAACTATTACTGCAGGTGGTAATTTAGCAAGTTATTCTGCATTTTATTCTCCAATAACTAAGATGGCCTATCTACCAGGATTTTCAGCAATGAGAGTAATAAATACTACTAATGATACATCATCGGGTTCAGTAACTTATTCAGCAGGTGGAAACTATTCATTTTGGTGGGGTGTTGGATTTGATGGAAGATATGCGTATGGTAGTAGATGGATTGGTGGAAGTCAATTCATGAGAATGGATTTATTCAATGGAACCATTACCAATACTGCAGTAACATCTTATGTAGGTGACCCACAAAATGGAACTATGGGTGTAAATGGTAAAATATATTTCGGTGGAGGTGGAGGAACAACATCAGGTATTCACTGCTATAATCCTTTTACTGATACAATGGAATATGTTGCAGTACCTGGCCAATCAGATGTTTCTGATTTTTATAGAGATGTAGTACAACACCCTAATGGGTTTTTGTATTGTTTCCCTGCGTATGGATCAGATACTATTGTAAGAATAGACCCAAGAACAAATACTGCAACAATTGCATTGAGTGGAGTAACTGATACAAGAGCAAACAACTATGCTATTGGTGCTGATGGATTAATATATACGGTTGGTAATACCGACCAAATGGTAATCTATAATCCATTTACAAACACGGTAAGTTATGAAACTCTACCATCAGGTGATTGGCAAACTATTATCATGTCTCCAAGTGGAGATTTACATATGTTTTCTACTGCAGGTTCTTATCGCGTAAAACGATTATTAAACAATGGTAGAGTAATAAGACCATTACAAGAATTAAATGGTATTATCAGTAGATTGACCGGAGCTTAAAAAAAATTGATATAGAAAAATAAATTATTGTTATTATATAAAATAGATTTTTACATTATGAACGCAAAAACTGTATTAAAGAAATTAGTGATGATGTTATCCTCTAACGAGGTAGAATTTACATACGCTAAACTAAAAGATGGAACCATCGTAGAATCACCAACATTTGATGTTGGAGAACCTTTAGAAGTAGTATCAGAAGATGGTACTAAATCTCCTGCTCCTGATGGAGAACATGAATTGGCCTTGAGAGATTCAGAAGGAAACGAAACTCTATTCAAAGTAATCACCGAAGGTGGTGTAATCAAAGAAAGAGAAAATGTTGAACTTGCTGATTTAGAAGTTAAAGAAGCAGAAGACATTCCTGCATCTGGTCCAAATGAAATGCCAACTGAAATGAGTGAGGAAACTTACGAAACTGCTCCTGGTGATATACCAACTACTGGTGATGGTATCCCTGCAGATGTTGACCAAGGTAAAATCGTTGGAACTGATAAAGACATCGCTAAAATGATTGAAGAACTTTCTTATCGTATTGAAGAGATGGAAAAGAAATTGATGGATATGGAGAAAGTAAAAGAAGAAGTAGTAGATAAAGAACCTACTATGGAAGAAGATATGGCCGAAGTAGAAATTGAAATAGAAAAAGATGAAGAAGAGGAAGATTTACCAAAGTTAGATGGGGCACCTATCGAAGCTAGAATAAAGAAATTCTCTACTCATGATACAAAGAAATCAACTCCTGGTCTTTCTTCACAAGAGAGAGTATTAGCGAGATTATACAATAAATAATTTAACAACCCAAAACTTTTTACAAAATGAAAAAAAGACAAAACTTGGCGTTACCAACTTTCACTCAAAACACCTACGCAGGTGAATTCGCTGGCGAGTATATCGCAGCTGCATTGTTATCTGCAAAGACTTTGGATAACAAGTTAGTAACCATCAAACCAAATGTGAAGTACAAGTCAGTAATCCAAAAATTGGATGTATCTGGTATCGTACAAGATGCAAGTTGCGATTTCGTAACTTCAGGTTCAGTAGCTCTTTCTGAGCGTATCCTTGAACCAAAAGAACTACAAGTAAACCTTGAATTGTGTAAGCAAGAATTCGTTGACTCATGGGAATCTCTTCAGTTAGGTTTCTCTGCGTTTGATACTATCCCTGCATCATTCAACGATTACTTAATCTCTTATGTTGCTGGACAAGTTGCACAAGCAACTGAACAATCAATCTGGCAAGGTACTGCTTCCAATGGTTCATTCCTTGGATTCCAAACTGCATTCTCTGCATCTATCGCTGCAGGTGGAGCAGGAGCTGTATTACCGGCATTGACTGGTTCTGCAATTGATTCAGGTTCAATCACTTCTGCGAACGTGTTGAACAAATTGAATAACGTAGTAAACACTATCCCTTCTGCCGTTTATGGTAAGGAAGACCTTTTAATCTATGTTGGTACATCAGTTGCTAAGGCTTATCAGCAAGCATTGGCAGGTGGAGCCGTAGGTGCAAACGGATGGAACAACCAATTGAACGTAGGTGAAAAACCTTTCAACTTCAATGGTATTGAAATCGTTCTTTGCCCTGGTATGAGTGATTCTAAGATTGTAGCTGCACAGAAGTCTAACTTGTTCTTCGGTACTGGTCTTCTTTCTGACCACAACGAAGTAAGAGTACTTGATATGGCTAACTTGGATGGTTCTCAAAACTATCGTATCATCATGAGATACACTGCAGGCGTACAATTCGGTATCGGTTCAGACATCGTTTACTACGGAGCATATTAATTTTACTAACTAAATAAACACACACAAGTATGGCATGTAATATCACAGCTGGAAGAAACGAAGTATGTAAGGATAGTATCGGTGGATTAGCCGGTGTTTACTTCCTTAACTATACTACGGGTTCTTTCACTAAAAATGGAAATGGTGAAGTAACTGCTTTACCATCTGGCTCAACCGTATACTATTATGAGTTGAAAGGAAATTCGGCCTATACTGAAACTGTCAATACATCAAGAGATAATGGTACAACTTTCTTCTCTCAAGAATTACTCTTGAACTTGAAGAAACTTACCAACGAGATGACAACTCAAATGAAGTTGTTGGCTTATGGTAGACCACAAATCGTTGTATGGACAATGAATGGTGATGCATTATTAGTTGGTGAAAGAGAAGGTGCTGATATGACTGCAGGAACTCTTCAAACTGGTGCTGCAATGGGAGACCTTTATGGTTACTCATTGACATTCACTGGACAAGAACAATTACCAGCAGCATTCTTATCTGGTTCTACAACCACTAATGCTTTCGCAGGATTGACATCACAACCAACCGTTGTGTATGGAACAAATTCATAATTCAGTATAGAATTAATATAAGAGAACCCCATAGAAATATGGGGTTTTTTTATTATGTGTTATTTATAGAAGATTGGGTGTTATATATAAGGTAATACGAGATAAACAATAGATATGCTAACATATTTTAGAGGTGGATATAATGATTATACTATTAGAGTTGAATCATTGCCATCACAATCTACACATTTAGGTTTGACCCTGCAGGATATGACAACCCAAGAAAATTATGGGGCATATCTAAATCCTGGCCAGTGGAGTTATGAACGATACGAATCGTTTGTTTCGTTTAGTATTGATTTAGATACCGTAACACAAGGTGAATCAATTGTAGGTAATGAGTTAAGAATGACCCTTTTTCCTGCATTCTTCCCATCAGGTTCTCAATCTGTACAGAATTTACCAGAAGTATGGCATGGTTCTGTTGCATTCTTCGAAGCACAAACCGAGAATAAACCAAATTATGTGAATCAAATACCATTACCAGAAAGTGGTGTTCCACCATACACATCAGAAGTAAGTGATAATACTTTCATAATTCTACAATAATGAATAATACAAAAGCAATTAGAAAAGAAGGTAAATTTTCGGTAGTCAATCTTGCCGATAATATGATACCGCAAGTAACAGAGGATACTAAAACAAGATACTCATGGGTGCCTTTCGGTGTCTTTGGACAAGATGATTTTTGGGATGCAGTAGTGATGGCGTATAACGATTCTACTACAAATGCAACCTCGGTAAATAACCTTGCTGATTTGATTTTCGGTAAAGGATTATTTACTACTAATCCTGATACACAAAAGGCATTTGAAAGAATTATTCCACAAGAAGAAACAAAGAGAGTTTGTTTTGATTTGAAATTGTATGGTAATTCTGCATATCAGGTGTACTGGAACGATGATCACACAAGAATAGTAAAGATGTATCACATTCCAGTACAAACCCTCAGAGCAGAGAAATTATACGATAATACGAGAGTTGAGTATTACTACTATTGTACCGATTGGAAAGACCAAAGAAAGATAAAAGATAAAATCAAAATTCCTGCATTTGGAACTTCTAACGAGAAAAGAGAAATCCTATACATCAAAGATTATTCACCTAATCTATATTACTATTCTTTACCTGATTGGGTATCTGCTCTTCAGTTTGCAATTGCAGAAGCAGAACTATCTAATCTACACATCAATACAATCAGTAATGGGTTCTTACCAACCTTGATGATTAACTTTAATAATGGAGTTCCTGCTCCTGAAGAAAGACAAACGATTGAGGATTTGTTGTATTCTAAATTTACTGGCACTAATAATGGTGGTAGATTTATGGTTTCATTTAATGATGATAAAGAGAATGCACCAAGTGTCACTGCAATCCAAAGTGAGAACCTTCACGAGAGATTCAAATACATTGCAGAATATGCACAAGATAGAATCTTGGTAGGACACAAAATCACATCACCTTTACTCTTTGGTATAAGAACACAGAATCAAGGTTTTTCTTCCAATAGCGAGGAGATGAAAACTGCATTCAGTATCTTACAATCAATGACAATTCAACCCTTCCAGAACCTTGTAATCAACTATTTAACCACTGCGTTAAGTGAGGGTGGTATGGAAGATTTGGAACTATACTTTGAGCAATTAACTCCACTTGTAATTCTTTCTACAACTGCAGAAGAAACTGGTAAGAGTATAGAACAAGTAGAAGATGAAGTAAATGATTCTATGGCAACACCAGACGAAGAGGCAGACCCGAACATCCAAGAAGAAACAATTAATGATGATGAAGAGTTGGAACTAATTAGAACTCACGGCCCATCATCAAAGTACTTTACTAAAAACTAATATAATATGGCAACTGCATTATTCATAAACCGAAACGATATAATCAAGACAACTCCATTACAAGGTGCAATAGATGCTGATGCATTACTACCTTTTATGGTTACTGCACAAATCAAGTATATCAAAAACTTGATTGGTACGGTATTGTATGATTTCTTATCTGCACAAGTCTTGGCAGGAACTACTGCTGGGTTATCTATCTATTATCAAGATTTGATTCATGACCATATCAAACCAACTTTGATTTGGTATGCGTGTGTAGAGTATATACCATTTAGTTCTATTCAGTTCAAATCAAATGGTGCAGTAAAACAACAATCCGAACAAGGTGTAGCACCAACAAAGACAGAGATTGATTACCTATTATCAAAGGCACAGGATAATGCTGAATATTATGCATTGAGATTACAAAACTATTTGATTGCGTATTCTAATCAAATACCACAATACCTACAATCAGTAGGAAATCAAACTCAAATCTACCCTGACCAAACAAATCAGTATTTTTCAGGTATAAACCTATAATATATTATGGCAGCAATAGTTGAAAATAGTGGTGTAAATTATACATTATACTATAACATCTTGGATTATTTCAAGACTATAATGACTAATCACCCTTCATTACAATTTGTAACACAAGGTCTTATTCAAGATTTTGATACAAGAGAATTCCCACAATACCCAGTTGGGAATGTTTCTGTATTGTCTTGTGAGTATTTGGATACAATTACAAATTGGGAAATACAATTAGTAGTTGCTGATAAGATAAAGAATAAAGATAATGAATCTACACCATCATCTAATACACAAACTATTCCTTTCTATGGAGTAGATGATACCGTAGATATACACGCAAACACTCTTGCAATCATAAACGATTTAACATCATTTACACAAAGGTCAGTAAATGGTTTAGATATACCTGATAGTATCTTAAACGAACCATTTGAAGATAGATTCAATAATGGTCTTGCAGGTTGGGTTTCTACTTTTACGGTAGTAGTTCATAACGATAGAAATAGATGTTTATTTCCATTATTACAATAACTAATGGCAACTCTAAATCAAACTATTAAAAAAACACAAGGATTAGAACAAATTGCACAACAAGTAAAGAATGTTGCCCTCTTCTATGCACCTAAAAAAACTGGCCATCTCAAAAGAGAAATAAACAAATTCAATAGGGCAAAACAAATGGTTTCTATTGTTGGTTCAGGAACACGAAGTAAAATCAAAATAGATTTGGATGTATCACCTCCAGGTGCTGAGTATGGTAAATGGTTTCAAGACCCACCGAAAGTTGTTAAAAGAAGAAAGTTCAAACAAACTGCAATCAAAAGAGGAAACTGGCAGTTTGGTAAAAAGGCCTTAAAAGATAAATCAGTTAAAACTGAAATCAAGAAATTCACGAAAGAATTTGCTAAAGAGTTTAAACGATTTGCCGTATTAGAACTGCAAAAGTTTAGATTTACATAACCCTCCATACCTTTTTGGATTATCGTGGTTATATATAAAATGATTTCGTAATTATGGCATTATCAATCACACAAGAACCCGATTTAGTAAGTTTAGCACAATCACCAATGCCAATTACATTGGAAGAAAATACTAGTGTAATAACTTCATCATCTTTTCAATATGTTTTAGATTTATACTATTGGAGTGGTGATACTGCAGATTCAGGTTCATCAAAATATACATTAGTCAAATACCCCAACGAAAGTGGTGTGGGTATATTTGATGTTAGTAGAATTCTTAATTCTACACTTACCGATTTATTACAAGCAAATCCTTCTAATGTAAAGTATTCAAAAAGTGTTGGATACTGGCAATACTTTGATGGGGCAACTTATATAACAAGTTCCCAAAAGGTACAAACACAAGTAGTGAAGTATTTAGATGGTTACCAATTGTTCCCTGAACCTATTGGTGAGTTTATAGAGAATATGACACCTTACTGGCCCTTGATGACATCAGGACCAGCAACACAATCGGTATTTACAAACAATATAAGTAACGCAGGTGTATTCACTGGTTTATATAATTTTGGTAATGAACAAGCAACCAAGATAGTTTATTCATCAAGTATTCAAACTGGTGAGTATTTACTATACACTGGTTCTTTAACAAGTGAACAAATAAACCCTTATCCTAATGCACCAAGTGATTCAGGATTCCCCCTTTCAGGTTCATTTGATTCTTATACTATTCAGGCATTCTCTAATCTTGGAAATCCATTAGGTGAGAAACTACATTACAATATAACTTGTAATCAAAAGTATCCAAACATTAGAATTAAATGGAAAAACCGATTTGGTCAATTTGATTCGTTTAACTTTAATATGATTAACACAAAAAGATTTGAGGTTAATCGTTCCCTTTACCAACCACAAATTGGTTCATGGGGTGGAACTGATTTGGGATATGCGAATTACGAAAGTAATAATCTAAACTATATGGTGGATACAAAAGAAAGTATCCAAGTGAACACCGATTGGGTAGCTGAAGAGTATAACGAAATCTTCAAACAATTACTTGTAAGTGATGAAATCTATTGGATTTACGATGAAATTAATTATGAAGTAAAACCACTAACTATAAAGACATCTAATCTTACTTTTAAGACTGGTGTAGTAGATAAAGTAATTCAGTATGCATTTGAATTTGATTATGGTCAAACTTACAAACTTGTAATCTAATGGGAGTAAATAGTAGTAAAGGTTTTAATTTTAGATTAATGGCCTCAGGGAGTAATGGGTTTCAACAACTTGATACTTTCTCTGATGAAGAAATACTTGTAAGTAATAATGTCACCGGTCTCTTTGATTTAGGTGTATTACCATCTGATTTTACAAGACAAATTACAATACCTGGCACAAAGGTAAATAACGCGTTCTTTCAACACGTTTATGACATTGCCGTAGAAAACCCTTACTTGTTCTCTACAAATGTAAAGGTGCCCGCTTATTTTGATTTTGATGGGATTTATGTATCCGAGGGATACTTGCAATTAAATCAAGTAAATGTATATGCTAATAAATTCGTAGAGAGTTATGAGGTTAGTATATACGGTGGTTTATCTTCATTTGGTAGAGATGTAAATAGATTTTATCTAACTGATTTAACTTCATCTCTTGCAAGATATAATCACGATTTTACATATCAAAATATATCTGCTTCTTGGAATGGAAATTTATTGGGTGGTAATATAGTATATCCATTAGTAGAATACGGACAAAGAATACAATATACACCAGAAGAAAGTCTTTTCGGTATAGATTCTCCATCAGGTTCTTTATGTGTTCAGGATTTCAAACCTGCCATTAGAATAAAAAATGTATGGAATGCAATCTTTGAACAATTTGGATACACATATTCATCATCATTTTGGGAACAACCATTCTTGGATAATGTGTATATGTTGTGTAATAACAATCTTCGTTATCCAGTATTTGAAGATATAGATTTAGAAACTTATGGTTTGTTTAAGATTTCTCCTATTAGTGGTAGTGGAACTGATGTTTTATTAACTGCTGGTAATGATAGAAAAATTGAATGGTTCAATATAAATGAAAATCCTGCAGGTAATATAGCACCTGATTTAGTTTATACAGTTGGATTCCCAACTAACATTAGAGGATTATTAAATCTAAACTTTGAGGTTAGTTCTTCATCTGCAGGTAATGGTATTCCACAATTCTTTATGGAAATTAAAGATAGTACAACTAATACCACTGTATCTACAACCGAATTGGTCAATATAAATAACTTTCTTGATGATGTTCAACTTTACAATTCTACACAAACAAGAACTGAAAAATTTGAATTATTAACTGAATGGAGTTCAGAAATACTACCATCAGGTTCTTATGAATTTTATATTAGATATGAAAACCAAGGCGGTTCTAATTTTAGTGTAAAACTAAATCCTGATAACTCAGTAAATGCTTATTTACAAGTAACCAAGGTAAATCAAGGTGGTGATGGTTTAGTAATGAACATAGCACAGAATATGCCATTTGGTACATCAGGTATTAAGTTGATTGATTTTATTACATCCATACAAAAGAAATGGAATTTAGTAATATACCCAAATCAAACTAAATCAAGAGAGTTTATTGTAGAAACATTTAACAATTGGTACAACAAAGGTCAGGTTAGAGATTTTAACAAGTATATAAACTTGAATGAAAAGATTTCGGTAGTACCTGCAAACAACCTTGCAGTAAATAACTTGAACTTTGGTGATACTCTTGATGGTGATTATGTATCACAACAATTCAGTAAAGCAGAAAATAGAGAGTATGGTAAATCATATTATGTAGATACCGAGAACTTCTTTTCACAAGGAACATTTGAGGTTAAAAGTAAATTTGCTTCTACTCCTTTGATTTATCTTGCTGGAACTGGTACATCAGGTTCTGCACAAAGTGGAGTATTCCAATTCCGCTCTACTGCAATTGCAAGTACAATAGATTCGTTTAATGCTGTTGCTGTTGCAAACATTAGATTGGGAACACAGTATCTAACTCAAGCATCTGCATTTGTTTCTTCACAAAATACTTCTCAAACAATTAATTCACCTTCAACTGGTTTCTATGTACAATCTTTGGAAGTTGGTAATACAATTACATTTGAAGCTGAAGGTGGTGCAGCAACAAACTTTGATTATACCTTTATCAGAGATTTAGATGGAGTACAAACTAACTTAGCAACTGGAACTTCACCAAGTACATTTAACTACACAATACAACCAGCCGATGTTGCTGCAGGTGTTGCAACATTCTATTGTACCGTTCAAGATAGTGATTAAAAATATAAATTATGTCAGTTAAGAATAAAATTTTTCTACCAACATTGATTTCATCAATAACTTACCAACCGGTAAGAACACTTCCCCATATCTATTTCTATAATGGATTAAAGGATTGTGAGGATTATTATATTCAACATTACCCATCAGGTTCAACTGCAAGTATTGATACATCACTACAAACACAATTTCCTTATTTAGATTATTATGATGGTTTAACACCAAATACTGGTTCTAACTCATTACTATTCTTTAACGAAATACCACCTTATGGTGAAACTCCAACTGGTTCCCTTTATACTGAATACTGGGATACTTATGTTTCCCTTTTATATAACCCAAGAACTCGTTTAGTTAATGCATCAGCGATAATACCCCTTGCGGATTATTTTGAGATGGAATTAAACGATATAGTACAATGGAGAGGTAATTACTATCATCTTCGTGCAATAAACGATTACAATCTAAAAGATGGTACTTGTAATATACAATTATTAGGACCAATCATTAAAGATGCATCTGATGCATCAGTTGAAGTAAATTGTGAATTTGGTTTTAGTTCATCATTTGAACCGAATCCACCTACTACAACAACTACTACTGCAGGACCTACTACAACTAGTACAACAACAACTACTGCAGCACCTAATTGTTTAAGTGCATCAATGCAAGGTGCAGCATCAGGTTCATTTATATCAGGTGGTATTCAATATGAATTTATAAGTTGGTTTCATGATTCTGGTTCTTCACAATCAAAAACATTAAATGTATTTAGTGGTACTACTACTGATGCAAAACTACTACTAATCGGTGGTGGTGGAGCAGGTGGATATGATAATAATGCAGGTAAAGATGCCGGTGGTGGTGGTGGAGCTGGTGAAGTTCTTTTTGTAAATAACTTAACACTTTCATCAGGTTCTTATGCAGTAACAGTTGGTAGAGGTGGTATAGCACCTACATCAGGATTACAAGGTGGTGATGGTACTAATTCTGTATTTCTAACTTATACTGCTGGATTTGGTGCTGGTGGTGGTGGTTCATTCCCTAATAATAGTGGTAGAAATGCTGGAGGAGGTTCTGGTGGAGGTATAGGTGAAAGTAGTGGAACTGCAGGAACTGGTACACAATCAAATGGTGGCGGTGGTGCTAATGGAGGTGGTGGTGGTGCCACTGGAAATGGTTCAAATGGTGGAAGTACTGGTGGAAATGGTGGGCCTGGTATTACCTTTAATGGTTTAATTGGTACTGCATTATCAGTTGGTGGTGGTGGAGGTGGTAGTGGAACTACTGCTAATGGAACTGCTACTGATGGTGGTGGTACTGCCGGTAATGGTGGTACCGATGGTACTGGTGGTGGAGGTGGAGGTGCTACTTCTGAAACTCCTGGAAAAGGTGGAAATGGTAGATTCATTCTAACTTACAGATCTTGTACTCAACCAACACCTACAACTACAACTGGAGCACCTACTACAACTGAAGCACCTACTACAACAACTACAACTCAAGGTTGTACCGAGTATTTTGTAAATGTTTATTCAGGAGTATTTCAATTTGATTATACTGATTGTGATGGAATTACAAGAACAAGAACCAGTGGTTCTAGACCATTCTGTGCAATACCTGGAAGTATCAGAAATGGTAATTGTATTATAGGTAATTGTCTTAATTTAGTAATACAAGATAATGGGCCTTGTACTATAACAACTACAACAACTACTACTGCTGCACCAACAACTACAACTACAACTAATGGAATACCTTAATTAAAATATATAATGGCAAATCAAGTACGAAAAATAACATTAACTGAATTGAATGGAATAGCAGGTCCTAACTTTTCAGTTCAGTATTCTACCGATTGTATAACTTATTCTCAATCGGTAGATTGTACTAATGCATTTTTACCATCAGTAGGTTCAGTTGTATATTGTACAGTTGATAGTGATTCTACTTGTATTCGTTTAACTTCTTTATCTGAAGCGTGTGGTAATACCGTTATTGAAAATGTAAATCCAATTACAACAACAACTACAAGTACAACTACTGCTGCACCAACTACTACTACAACTACATTAGAACCAACTACTACTACAACTAGTACAACAACAACTACTGCAGCACCTACAACTACAACTACTACATTAGAACCAACAACCACAACTACTACAAGTACAACCACAACTACAACTACAACTACAACTGCTGCACCTACTACTACAACTACAAGTACTACGAGCACAACAACAACTACATTACAACCAGTTTGGTATTCATTATATAATTGTGTTGATGGTAGTACACAATACTCTACTCAAAAAACAGCAGGAACATTTGTTGTAAATGAAAGAGTTACATTTGGTGGAGCATTTTGGTATGTTATAGCAGAATTAACTTCTAATCCTGGTGGTTCTTTAATTGATGTTGTTAGTGTAGGTGGTTCTGGTGTGACTGGATGTCCTACAACAACCACAACTACAACCACAACTACTGCAGCACCATTATTGGTAAGTAATGGTTCTATTACTTGTATAGGTAATTTAGGAACATTTACTTCTACATTTAGTGGAGGTAGTGGAACATATAGTTATACAGCAATTGCAGATTCACAAGCAAACGCATCAAATGCAGTACAAGGTATTTCAGGTACAAGATATGCAGTGACAGGTAATACCTATGAGTGGGCAAGTATTGCAAACGGAACATATTATGTTGCGGTATTGGATTCAGTAGGAACTGTTTCTGTACAAAATACACCAGTAGTAATAAATTGTACCACAACTACAACCACAACTACAACTGCTGCACCTGCATATTGTTATACATTAGAAACTGTACAAAGTTCTCAAGGTGAATGTTTTGATTGTCCTGGCTACTTTGCAAGTACAACCGATACAGTAATGAAAATCTTTACTGCTTGTAGTGGAAGTGAAATCTTCCCTCCATTTGATATAAATGTAGAATCAAGATATAGTGATAATTCAACTTCAAGTTTATTCATACCGTCAGGATATACAAGTAGTATAATCATTGCTACAAGTGATGTACAATGTGTAGCTGCACCAACTTGTGGTGAAATTGCATCACCAACATTTGTAAGTGCTAGTATAGTACCAGTATCTGGAACCATAGTTGAATGTTGTGTGTAAATAAAATAAAAGTTATATGAAAAAATTAAGATATGTATGTGCCCAACCTGCTACTGATTATTACAAGTGGCAGGTTGAGGTCCTAATCAACAACTTTACATCAATGGGTATAAACCCAAATAATATGGATATAGTTTGTTGGAAAGTGAATGGAGTTATTCCTGATGATTGGATTAAACTTGCCAATTCCTATCCAGCAAGATTCTTCTTCTACGATGATACGAGAGAGAATAAACACTATATCTCTTCTATTCGTCCCAACATTCTAAAACAACACTTTCAAGCACATTCTTATTTAGAAAGAGATGTTATATTCTACCATGATTGTGATATACTCTTTACCAAGAATCCTATTTTTTGGATTACTGATGAGATGTTAGAAGATGATAATTGGTATGGTTCAGACACAAGATGGTATATCTCCCACGATTACATTATCGGTAAAGGTGAAGATGTATTAGATGAGATGTGTAAGATAATGGAAATACCAAAAGAATTGGTAAAAGAAAACGAACATAATTGCATTGGTGCTCAATACCTGATGAAAGGATTATCCTATGAGTATTGGGATTGGGTAGAGAAAAAATGTGATAGATTATTCAAAGAGATTACCGAACTAAACAACAAAAAGAAATCAGAAAATCCTTCATACCACGAATTACAAATCTGGTGTTCAGATATGTGGAGTGTATTGTGGAAAGGTTGGTTGATGGGATACAAAACTATAACTCATTCTAACTTTGATTTTTCTTGGGGTACATCAAGTGAAGATGAATATCATATAAAAAATATAATGCATAATGCAGGTGTAACTAATTCTACATCAGGATTATTCTATAAATCAAATTATATGAATCAATTACCTTACAACTCACCAGAACCAAACAAAGGTACTGCTTCTTGGTGGTATTGGGATTGGGTAATGAGAACTGGTAAAAGATCTTGTCTAAAATGATTGTAGTTGCAACACATAATAACATAGAAATTTTACATAAGTTTTTGATTAGTTTAGAAAATGTAGATTTATGTGATGAACAAGTCCTTATTGTAGATACTAATAGTGAAGATATAAAATTTAAGGAATGGTTTTTAGAATGTAAAAACAAGTACCCATATCATTTTACATCATTAGATTACAAATGTTTTGATTCAGGTGCTTATATTTGGGCATATCAAAATATAAAAAATCAAGATAATTGGATTTTTTTACAAGATAGTTTGGAAATAATAAGACCTGATTACATATCACAAATCAAAGAACAATTAAAATCATTTGAAGTTGTAGCAGGATTTGATTTTCCATACTCTTACGATATACATCCTTTACAAAAAGTATGGTGTGAAACTGATATAGAATTCCATGATTATCCAGAAAAAGGTATATTCGGTCCTATTTTTAGTGTAAGAAATTCTACAATGAATAGAATACCTACATCATGGTTAAAATACCCACAAGAGAAATTGATGCAACAAGGTATGGAAAGAAGATGGAGTTTAATGTTCCATTCAATAAACGCAAGTAAAACTTATTTAGAAGGATATGGTGATATACATTCTTCTAAATGGATTAAAAAATCATTTTATGTAAGACCGTAATGAATATAACAAAAGCAACTTATGGAGGTGTAGATTGTCTCCCACAAGTAAAATCCAAAATTAGGGGTGAAAGATTAGTTCTCCGTGTAGATAATAATATAATCGGTGATACACAAGTTGGAACCGTAAAGTTCCTAGAAATAGAAATAAATGGGGAATTACATAGTATTAGAGAAGGTCATACTTTTACCTATCCAAAATCCCAACATAATAAATTAGGTGTATGGTATTCTAACGATACAACTAATCACCCAGCAGTAATCAAATCATTAGAAACAATCAACATTGCTGCAGAAGGAAAGGCAGATATAGTAACTTGTGTATGGAATCCTATACAAGAAAACCCATTCCACGAAGTTATATCTTGGAATCGTTCATCTTCACACCTGAATCAACTACTACAAATCTTACAATGTATCTATGTTGCAAAGACAATGGGTAAGTACGAATATGTATCATTCTTGGAACACGATGTTCTATATCCAGTAGGGTATTTTGATTACGAAGATTTCGGTGGAGGTATTCTAACTAACATGAATTATGGTGGAATCAATAGAGATGGATGGCAATATAGAGGTCAAGATGATGAACCCATGCACCAAATGACAATGAGAGTAGAGGATGCGTTAGAACATTTTCATTCTATTCTTGGTAATGCATTGGTGACAAATAGTGGTATGATAGAAAATCAAAAAATGGTAAGAAACCAATGGAGATGTGAGAACGAAAGTATCCATATCAATCATGGTTCCCACTTTACATCCCATTTCAGTATATACAGAAAAGATAATGTATATCCAACACATTCGTATTGGGGTGATTATACAAACTACCTTCACCTATTTAGATAATCATTTTTGTTAAATAAGAAAGACGATTATGATTTCACAAGTATTGAATATATTAGCTGCAGATGATTTTTATGGAGTTTCTGAAAATGTAGAAATCGCAAAGGGTAAATACGAATTAGTGCATTCTTGGAAAAATGCATGGTATAAAATAAAGAGACATTACTACTATGGCA